TACGACGACCCTCTGGCAAGCCCTCATACTGATTCCTTACTATGGCCGTCTTCTCGCCTTAAATACATGGGAAGGGGCAACGGCTTCAACCTATACCGGAGCTACGAACTTCTTTGCCCGGTGCCGCTTTAGCCAGCTGGGAGATCCTACAGCTGCGAATGCCTGGCGCTCTGATATGTTCGGGCTTGGTGGATTTCTCGATGCCCCTACAAACGAAGCTATCGTTAGCGCCGCCTTCTTCAGAAATACCCTCATAGTCTTTTTCGAGTACTCAACTTGGCAGCTCAGATACATAGGCGAGTACGGACTCCCCTTCATCTGGGAGCGTATTTCCTCAGACTTTGGGGCTGTTTGCTCCTATAGCCCTATAGTTTTCGATCAGGGAGTCATGGCAGTAAGCGATAGGGGTATCATACAGGCAGCCGCCAATGGTATTACTAGGCTGGACGAGCAGATTCCCGAAGAGGTCTTTGCTTTTGAAATACAAAATAGCGCGCCCAATTTTGTTCATGGTGTAAGGGATTTTGAAAAGGAGCTGGTTTATTGGAATTACCTAGATACGTCAACGGCTTCAACATACCAGACTTATCCTAATACGGTTTTAGTTTTCAACTATCGAAACAATACTTGGGCAAAGTTTAGGGATACCATAACCTGCTTCGGCACTAGCCAGTTTCAGTTCGGCATTACTTGGGATAGCTTTACAACCTTTTGGGAAAGCAATGTCTCCTGGGATAACGTAGACGATCAGCAATACGTTGATTACGTCACATCTGGCAATCAACAGGGTTTTATCAATATCTACCAGAACCCGGATGCTGAAACCCCTCAACCGGTAACGACCCTTTACGCCAATACCCTGGCTATCACGGCTGTAAATTTCGGAGTTAATCCTACGCAATTCACAGTTCCTAGCCATAACCTTGAAAACGGCGAAATCATCTACATACAGGATATGCTTTGGGTTGGGACTGATCCCGGTCTTAATAACATCATTTACAACGTCACGATCGTCGATGCCAATACCATAACGCTTGCCATCTGGGACTTTGCTTCACAGAGCTACAATGCTGTTAACATTACATCTTCTGCAACCTACATAGGTGGAGGGCGCATTACCCTCTTTCCAAAGATGAATATACAGGGCAAAGATTTTAATCCATTCCAAGGCGCAGGTAAGCAGTTCAAGCTCTCCTTTATCGACTTCCAAATGGATTCTAACCTGCTTTCTCCTGCTATCCCGGCCACAACCGTGCAGCTCTTTGTAAACTCCTACCTAGGCGAGCAAGCAAACCTTATAAGCACGAATCAAGAACTTCTTAACTCTTCCCAAAACTGCGGTTTCATTACGAACGCAACACAGGCTAATCCTTGCCAGATAACGAGCCCTAACCACAGCCTTATCACAGGAACCCTGATATACATAGCCAATGTGCAGGGCATGACGCAGCTTAATGCCGCCATTTACTCTATAACCGTCGTTGATGCCAACAACTTCACTCTGGATAACACAAACTCAACTGGCTTTACAGCATACACAACCGGGGGCATCTGGAACACATCGCCTACAAACGGACAAACATACATACCCGGATCTGAGTACGCCTGGTACCGGTTTTACAGCACTCAGTTCGGACAGTACTTGCGCATCGGGTTAACGTACGATGACAACCTTATGAATCAGCTCGCTACCCATCAAACCCCCATGGAGCTGAATGCCATGAACATTTGGTTTAGAGAGGGTGGCCGATTGATAAATTGATGTTTGTAAAACGGCTTTACAAACGCATATGTTCATAATTATCCGACTATGAACATACTTATGAACAGAGCATTTTGAGAGATAAAACCCATGGTTTATGAACACTTCCACAGAGATATAAGAAGAAGAGATAATATATATATAGTCTTATTATTAAAGCATTGTGGGAATCTATGACGTTTTCAAGCGACAATCCTCTTAATACTAATCAGCTTCCCATATCCCTGGATGTAAACCCGGAAGATAAGGATTTTCAAAGCATTCTTTTGCTTTACCTTCGCCGGGTAGCCAATGCGGTAAACACTAAAGAGAGCGGTCTTTTTTTACTTCAGGAAAACGCGAACTTTGAGCAGTGGTATCAGACGGCCAATCCTCAACAGAACAGGAATGCCTATCGCATAACAGCCGATCTGGTTCTTTTAAATGGGGGCAATATCCCAACCGGCTCTACCTCGCTCGTCCTTTCAACATCTACGCAGCCCATGAAGATCAACGGCTATCTGTATCCGGTTCAAGGTTTTGGGGGAGCGGTTGATACGACTGGCTTGTCTTATTTTTTAAACGATCCTAGCATCTACGTTAGATATAATAACTCGACAAATACGATTATTATTCAAAACAACAGTGGGAATGCATTAACATGGTGTGTTTTTGTTTTTGAATATCTTAAGAACTGAGTTAACATGAAAATGTTATGAGACCAGAATTTACTAAAAAAACCAAATTTCGTGGTTCCGAGAAATTAAATGACAAAAGCTATCATGAAATTACCAAAAAGAGGTTTTTGGAAAGGATAAAAAAAGAAAATCAATGTTGGATTTGGTGTGGTTATATATCAAAACATGGTTATGGTGTCAGTTCATATCGATCTAAATCTTTTTTATCACATAGACTTTCTTGGGTTTTATTTAAGGGATTTTTGCCCAAAGAATTAGACGTTTGCCATCATTGTGATAATCCTAAATGCGTTAATCCAGATCATTTATTTTTGGGAACCGCAAAAGACAACATTAGGGATTGTTTTAACAAAAAAAGGAAGTCACATAAAGGAGAAAAACATCCTCGTGCAAAAATTCAAGAAAAAGACGTTATAAAAATATTTGAATTAAGAAAAAACGGATGGACACATCAAAAATTAGCTGATAGGTTCAAATTAAAACAGGGAACCATAAGTAATATCCTTCATAGAAGGATTTGGAAACATGTAGATATAGGTTAAATATGCCGAGCTTTAGCGACTGGCTCTTCGGGAGCCCAGACAAATTAAAAAAAGTGCCTACCGGAACGCCACAGCAACAAGGCTTGCATAATAATATCTTACAGCAAGCCATGGGCATGGCGCAGGGGGGAGGGGGCTACGATCTTGCTAATCAATATTACAACAGCCTCTTAGGGCCCAATCAGCAACAGGCATTCGATCAGTTTTCGCAACCCTACCTTCAGCAATTTAACGAGCAGATGCTTCCTCAGATAGCAGAGCGCTTTGCCGGCATGGGAGCCCTTTCCTCTAGCGGCTTTGGCCAAGCTCTAGGGGGAGCTGCCTCGGGTTTACAAAGCCAGCTGGCACAGCTCTTTTCTCAGCTTCAAGGGCAAGCTGCCCAACAGCAATACGGCCAATATAACCAGCTTTCTCAAACCGGCCTAAACTATCAGCCTTTTGCCTACAACAAGCAAGCCGGGTCAGCGGGCTTCTTAGGACCCCTTCTAGGAGGCATAGGAACGGCCATGGGAGGCCCGATCGGTGCAGCCCTTGGCCAGGGTATAGGCGGGGGCATTAGCAGCCTCTTTAAGGGCAGCCAAGGTGGAGGGATAACCTAATGGTTCAAATATTTGAGACAGGAAACCCACAGGGCAAGCTTAGCGAAATGCTAGGCATGAGTCTAGGCCAGGGTATCGGCAACGGATTAAATACTTTTTTTGCAAATAGAAGCCTTGAAAGCGTCCTGCACGATAAAGCTTTAGAAGGAGCCCCTCAATCTAAGAAGCTGGAAGCTATCCGGTCCGCATTAAGCCCCTATGGTGAAAAAGGACAGGAAATCTTTCAGCAACGCATGGCTATAGAACAGCAAGAGATGAACGAAGCCCAACAGGACGTTCTAGGACGCGTTGTAGCGGGCGAAAAGGTCACATCTAAGGAACTAGCCCGCCTAACGCCAGAAAATCAACTGAAGGTCTTAGAATTCCAAAAGAAGAGACAGGCTGGGAAAAGCGTCTACGAATCTTTAGTTAAGGCGGGATATCCTCCTGAAACGGCAGAATTATGGCAAAATCAGATCGAAAACTCTCCGATAGGTGGACAAACCGACGTAATTAAGAATGTTAACGACCTCATTAGACGTTCAAAATCAGGTAAAGGTCTTGGGGGACAGGATGAAAATCGACCAGAAGTAAGACCGAGCATCGATATACCCGGAACAAACTTAGGGGGGTTAGAGCTAGACTTTCCGGAGCTTCCCGAGCCCATAGGCGTGACTTCTGCCGATATGGTAAGGCAAAACGAATACCGGGAGAAAACCAATATTCCTCTTTACAACGAAACAGTAGACCGGTTGAATGCCCTCGATGATGAATACCGGGAAGTCAAGCACTTGCAAGACTTGAATGAGATACCCGGTGCACTTCCTACCGGCTCTCAGAAATGGAATGTAGACTGGGATACAGGAGACTTGAGGGTAAAGGCTCTCGCTACGCCGGAAGCTCAGGACTATGTGAAAACCATTGCGCGTATGGCAAGGCGTGCTAAGGACTTCTTCCCTGGACGTGTAACAAACTTCGACTTGGATCAGTTTAAGCAGGGCTTTCCTACCCTGGCAAATAGCCCTGAAGGTCGCCGGGTCATTGCTGAGCAGCTTGCTTTGGGTAACAGAATCGCATACTTGAAAGACGAAACCTTTAAAGCTGCCATGGATCACTATGGTTCCGGAGCCGATCCTGTCCTAATCAAAAAGTACGCCACGGAGAATTACCGCCGGCTAAAATCTCAACTAGAAGCCCAATTGAAAGAGGTGAATAGTCGGGCTCGCATGATGGTTGAACAAGACTTGGCGACAGAAAACCGCCCTGGATTAGATGAGATCTTTCAATGACGACCTATCAAGAAAAATACCAGAGAGCAAAAAAGGCCGGATATTCCGATCAGGAGATCATGGATTATATAGGCCAAAAAGACCCCTCTTTTGGTGAAAAGATGTCCAAAGCCCAAGAAGCTGGGTATACTCCTGAAGAGGTGCTCAGCTTTTTTAATTCCTCTCCAAAAGAACCAGAATTGGGAGTTAGCGATTATGCTACCGACTTCGGACAACAAGGAGCCCAGGGCTTTGGCATTGGCCTTTTAGGCACCTACGGCGATGTCCTAGATCTTTTTAATTTACAAGCTGGGGGAACTCTACCCGGAGAAGAGGCAAAACGAGGCAGAGAGTCGGATATCCTAGGAAAAATGCAAGGTGGTCAAGTACCTTCCTTAGGAGAGCTGGAAGAGCTATCCGATGATGATATTTTACCCCGGTATTCAAAGCTTCCGTCTTCAAGTGATGTTGAATCTTTTGGAACCGAACTCGGAGTGGTATCAGAGCCTAAGACGGCAGCCGGGCGCTATGGTCGTCGTATTGGTAAGCTTGGAGGGGGCGGTGTAGCCTTTGGTTCTGGGGCTATAGCTGCCCCTATCGTTGCTGGCGCAGCCGGACAGACACTTGAGGAGCTCGGTGCGCCAGCCTGGGCTCAGGCAGCCGTAGAAATCATTGCTGCCTTAAAGCTTGCTCCTAAGGGCAAAGTTCCCATAACGTCTAAGAGTAAAGAAGTGGAGAAGGTCATAGCCGACTTGAGAAAGGCTGGCTATTCCGAAAAAGATATAAATCTTGCAAAAGCTGCCCTCGAAGAGAGAAAGATACTGAAAAAGTATGCATCCCTCACACCTGAAGCCGAAAACACCATTCAGCAAGGTATAAAAAACAGCGAGGAATTATTTAAGCAACAAGTTAAAAAAGGATTACCCGGTTATGCTGAAGGTGGCTTACCATACCTTGAAAAACAGGCTTCAAACGTTTATCAATCAATGGAGGAATTGGCCGCCAGCGTGCCCATAAAGAATAAGCAAGCCGTCAAGAAATCCATAGAGGATGCAATCGCGTACCTTGAAAAATACCCCCTATTAGATGAGCAGAAGAAATTTATCGAGTTTATGAAAGACGGTCTTACAAAGCTCGATAAAGCTGACACAGCTGAGTTTTTTACCGGCTTTTATCGCAACCTAGGCAAAGCTGGTAACTGGGGCAATCCTAAGCAAAAAGAGCACCTCTTAGGTCTAGTTCGTCAAGGGATCAAGGAGACTTTTGCAGAGTCCGGTCCGGAAGCGGCTAAATTCGGCAAGTACTTCGAGAAAACAAACGAAGCCTGGAAACACTGGCTAGACGCTAAAGACTTAATGCAAACGATAGAGAAAGCCCAGCATGTCGACGGCATGAACTTTAAACGTCTTTCTTCTCTTCTAAATGACCCCCAAAACCACGAATTAGCCAGAAAGGTTTTAGGACCTCAACAAGTAGAAAACATCAAAACTATATCAAATGGTGCTCAGGCCATCGAATCTCTTTTAAAGCAGATACCCAAGGATGATAAAAGCATTCAGTCTCTTAAAATCGTTCATACTCTTTTGTCTCTCGTTAAAGGAGATTTTAAGTCTGTCTCGGCTATATTGAGTCTCGAAGGTGGTAAGAGACTAGCAACCTCTCTACTACTTGATCCAGAAAAGCAAAATTTAATGAAGAAACTTATCGTAGCGGCGAAGAATAATGCACCTCAACAAGCCATGATTTTAGCCCAAGAATTAGTTAAAGATGTTTCTCTCGAGCCAAAGCATCAAAAGACTCGCACCAATAATTTGAAGTAAAATAATCATTTTATTCCTTAGGGTTTAGGGGTTCATTTCTTAAACATTCAATCATGTTTTTTTTAGCATCGTAATAGCCTCTTTGGTACATCATATAATCCTCCATGCCAGCTATATAAGGTTTTACAGTCAAAACACCTTTAAACATATGCAAAGCGTTCATCATGACTTCTACCTGTTCATCGGTAAGGTTGTATTCAAAATTGACTAAAACCCCTTTAATTCTATCTGACATTTTTTGAATCCCTAAGTTGAATATTTAAAACATCGCCTATGTTAAGAAATCCTAGTTTGATTCCTATATTGAAATAGAATTCTTTAATCATTAACAATTTCCTCAACATTACAAGTTATTAATTTAAAATCTTTTATACAGTCTAAATCCCAGATGCAACCACTTGCGCAATCCCATCCATAATACCAATTGCTATCAAGATTCAATCTACAAGACCATTGGTAAGGAGCAATTATAATGCCCTGGTATTTGCTTTTAACCTTTTTCCAGTCAATTTCGTGAGTATCAAGCTCGTTGTGCCATAGGGATTTTGCATAGGGGTAAAGCTTTGCAAAATTCAAAACTTGCTCGTCGGTTGTTAGATACAAAATATTTGCATCCCTTTTTAATTTTACCTCGTAAACAAACTTTAAATTCTCAGTTTTGAATTCTTCCGATTCGCACCAAGATTTCCAGTCATAAGGCCCTTCCACGCTAACCCAAAAGCCATGAGGCTTTGCATTCCAGTTAAGCTCGTCCTGATTGTATTCGCGCGGCTCCAAAGTGAATTCTGTACCGGAATAGTGCAAAAGCCTCATTGCATTTCGTCCCAGTAAGATAAGGGTTTGAAAAGCTCTAATGTTTCCTCTGCAAATTCCCCCTCTAACGACTCTCTTAGACTATCGTTAAAAGATTGCTCCAATTCTTTCGAGGATGCTCCCCGGCCAATAATCATTCTTTTTGCCTTAACTAAATGCACAGCTCCTAACCATTCCTTTTTTGTGCTGTCATAGTAGGTCGGGACCATTAGGTATTTAGGGCCTTCATTGCTATGCAAAGTTAGTTGCATATAGGTATTTGTGTCAGGTTTCAATTTCATAACTCTATCCTTAAAAACTAAATTATTTCTTATTCTCGCACATGCTTTGTAAATGCAGCCTTTCTAGCTCAGATTCGGCAATCCTGTAGGGAGCCTTCTTGCCCATGCCGGGGCGTATGGCGAATATCTTGCCCTGCTTAATCGATCTTCTAACGCTGCCCGGATGCATCTTAATGCGTTGTGCAAACTCTTCAACTGTAAGAAAGTTCATGCCAATCTCCTTTTTGTAACATATACATCTACATTGTCACATATATGACATTAAAAGTCAAATAAGCATTGAGCAGTAAATATAAACATTGACCATGGTGAAATTTATACAGCAATTTTCAATTTTAAACCAA